GATGACCGCCTCACGGCTGTCGTCATCTGTGGCTATCGTCATGCCGGGTGAGACAGAGACGATGAACTCGTTAAGGTCCACGTTGACCTTTTTCCTTTTAATGACCTTCTCCATTTGCGCGGGAGATAACAAGGTGGTCTTAAACATATCTTTCTTGGGCAACTTGATACCTTTTGCCGCTTCGTCTTCGTCTCCCCATTTTCGGGTGGCCCGCTTTTCCACGATTTTCCACCCTTTTATGGGGACACCTCTGACCATCTGGAGATACATTTCTTCCTTGATGGATTTGGCCCAATCCTCGACCTCGACCACCATTGCGGCGGCGGCGTTCAACTCATCCTGATGCCGTGCGCCCAAGAGGTTCGCGGCCATGATGTTTAAACGCTTCTCCTCACAGAACGGCTCGGCAGGGCAATACTTGCAATGCGCCCCAGGGTTGATGGTGGTGAGCGTCATCGCCTTGCGGTAGGTCTGCTCAAACTTGTCTAGCCATGCGATGTCAGTCTCCCACAGGAAGACCACTCCTTTTATGCGGGGCTGTACGATGACGAAGACAACTCGCTCGACGTTCGACCACATGTCCTTGGTGGAAGGGTCAACCCGTGAGCTAATGCAATATTGCCCGTGCTGTGCGCTTTCCTTGACTGGTACCTTGGCGGAGCCAAACTTGTAGTCGATGTCCACGATGGTCTTGCGGTCAGCGGACAGGCCCAGCAAGTCGATGGAACCGCCAGCCACATCGGGGATAAGCTGGACAAACGGCTCGACCATCAGTTCGTCAATGTCGAGCTTATCCAGCAAAGCGTTGGTGGCGTTTAAACTAATTTCCGATAAGTCCAGATCATCTTCAGTGAACTCACGGGTGATGTCCGTCCCCGGCTCTTTATATATGTGGCCCAGGCACTGCGTCGGCTGAACCTCATCACGCTGGCACCGCTCTTGCACGGCGTGGTGCATGGACCCCTCGACGGCGGCGTCACCAGCGGGGCGCGGGGGAAGATTTTCTGATTTCTTGAGCCAGCCAGGACAGGCCAGTGTGCGGTGAGCGGACGAGCCGCCGTAAGGTAGATGTTTCATTTCCTATTCCTTTTCCAAGTCCAATTCCAGTTGACCACGCTTATTTAGTATGAAACGCCATACTCTGTCAAGTGTGGTGGTGGAGATGGCCTTGTCAGCGTCACGAAGCCGCGTCAGGAAATTTGGATCGCCGGTGATCTCACGGCCCACCGTAGAGGGTGCCAGATCAAATTCCTTCATCACCGCTTCCAGTTCCTTTAGTACCTCTTTTTTAGAACCCATGATTTCTCTCCATAATTTTATTTCCTTGACAATTCTCGACCAGTATATTATTTTTCATACACTACGTCAACAGGAGATTGATATGGATGAACATGCTTTTTGCCGGGCCAATCTTGCGGGCACTATGGAAAATGTCCGTAAGAATACGACGACCAAACAGCGCAAGACCACATGGGCATACAAGTATGATCCTGGGCAAATGGTCGAGTTTCACGGTCCCGACAATTTCTACTGGTATGGTCGTGGCTGTTGCCGATGGGACGCCCGCGCTAAAGGCTGGGGCGCTTGGTTAGAAAGTCGTGGGTAAATTCAGCGACGAATTCGACAAGACGCTTGCCACGATCACGCAGGATCGCGGCAAGACCTATGGGCATCCGTTCTCCACTTTTGACCAGATCGCCCGCTATCAAATTATGGTGATCAAGTGTCCCGATCCTCGCATAAGACACGCCCTGGAAATGATCTGTGTCAAGCTGGTAAGGCTTTGCCAAGACCCGTCGTCCGGTAATCTTGACAGCGCGGTGGATATCGCGGGCTATGCCCGTACCATCGCCATGATATGGGATGAAGCAGATGAAGAAAATGAGTGAGCGCGTTCAGTTTAACTATCGATTGCCGGGCGGTGACAGCCTGGAGGTCACCGCGCTGGTTTCGCCGGGGCCGCAAGCACGTTTAAACTACCCCGGCGATCCGGTGGAAGCCCTTGAAATTGACATCGATTGCTTCCTTACGGATGGAAAAATTGGTGGTGTGCCGTTTGATCCCGATGGGCTTTGGCTGCACCATCGTGGCCCGACGTTTAAACTGCTTCTTGATGTGCTGAGAGATCACGCAGCCGACATATACCAGGAGATGGTACGATGAGGACTATAATTTCCGCCAGCACGATGAGCGTGGTCGTCGCGGTTGTAATTTTGATCCTGGTGGAATGGATAGTGGGCTGCGGTGAGCCAATCTACAGTGCGGATGGTGCATGGCGCACGGGCGAATGCTTATTTTTATCTGCCGCCCCGGCCACGGGTCGGTGGTGACAGCTTTTTAGAGGGGAGCAGAGGAAAAATAGAGGATAGCTAAAGCGGTTTCCTCTACCTAAAAAGCCCGGATTTCTGCCGTTTATATCTTCTATAGAGAGAATAGAGGAATATATTTATATATATTGGTTTTATAAAGGTGTAGTAACAGCAGTCCTTCTATTTAGGCTACATGGAAAAAACCCTCTAATTGCTCTTTTTCCTCTAGGCGGCGGGACATTTTTGCCGCAAACCCGCTTCCCATATAGAAAAACCCGGCACAGCGTTTAAACTGTGCCGGGTTTTGTCGATCAGGATGTCGATCAGGATGGAATTTTTGGCAGTTTTTCGGTCATCAGATTTTCAACGATAATCCTGACCGGACCCGGTATCGGGCATACTCCTTGTTCGTACCTTATTACCTGCCTTTCCGACAGGCCAAGGAACGCAGCAAGTGCAGCCTGGGTCATTTTTGCCGCCGCCCGCTGGGCGGTGAAGGTTTCGGGGGTCATTTTTTATTTTCATCCTTTTCTGGGTTGCTCTGTGGTGGCCCCCGGAACGCCTCGCGCGTTCCGGGGTGTGTCGGGTGTTAGTTTGTGTGCGCGTTATTAAGACCCCTTTCGAAGCCCCGTATAAACGCACGTAACGTTACATAGCATTCCCGTTTGGTGACGTGCCCGCTGGTGATTGTAGGCGTGCTACTGGTTGATCCTTCACACATTTGTCTAATCATGTATCCGCCATAAGCCCCCGACAGGTGGTAACAGAACGCATTCGGCGTGAAGGTTCCGTTTGCGTTTTTGGTGTAGGGTGTTTCGGGTGTACCCGCTATTTCGTTGAGCCGGGTTATTTGGGCTTCTAGGTCTTTCACTGTTATTTTCATAACCGGTTTTCCTTTCATAAAAACCTTGGGAGTAAGTCCCTCAAAACGCCCGGACTGTTTAAACGTCCGGGCGCTTCGGGTGAGCCACCCTATCGTCTGTCCTCGTGGAAGTAGCCCAAGTTTTGGGAAACGTGGTGATAGGCTCTTAGTTCGCCGGGTTCAAAAAAGTTGAGGTCACCCGGATCGTCCGTGAAACCGTTTCCGCATACTTGGCGCAGTACTTCATACTGAATGTCCGTTAGGTGTATGCGGACGCCTTTTTTCAAACGTGTGACTTTCATGGTGTGTCCCCTTTCATTATTTCATCTTAAATCCAGAACCAGGGCCGCGTGTTTCTTTGCCCGTTCAACTTCAAGTTCGGATACATCAAGTTGTCGGGCAATTTCCAGGCACTCCCGCGCTTTTTTTTCGGTCGGCGCGGTAATCGCCAGCCGCAGCGCCAGTACCAGAGCCTCGTAATCGTTTTTTGGATTGTTCATCTCGATTTCCTTTCGGTTTGGGAGTAAGTCCCTCAAAACGCCCGGACCGTTGTCCGGGCGCTTCGGGTGAATTATTCGCTTATGACGCGGTATGCCAAGTGCCGACCAGCCGCTTTTTTTCTACCGCCGCCGTCAATATAAATCCAGTTACCTTGTAAAGTTCCGGTGAAGGTTTGTTCCCCCATTCTACGCGGGCGGCGGCGTGACCCGCCCCAGAGGGTATAATGGCCTTCGACCTGCTTTTTTACTGGTTCGGGTTCCTTTTTCTCATTTTCGTAAAGTTCCCGCCACTTATTCTGTTCGGCGGGGGTCAACCCGTTCCATTTATTAACGAGATTTCCAGGCCCGAAAAACTCCACCGAATTGAACCATTCGCCGCCGCTGTGGTGCCATTCCGCGCTGACCCAAAAATTTTGCTTGGCTAAAAACCGGGCAAAGGTTTTTGTTTTTTGCCAACCGGCTTTTTTCAGGTCGGTTACGGTTATTTTTGACAACGGTTTGACGCCTCGTGCGTAGGCGTTCACCGCGTTGGTGGACATGCCCGCGTCGAAATCATAACCGCTGCCTCGTCCATCATTCGTGTACATGATCTGTTTTCCTTTCAAGTTGGGAGTAGGTCTCCCAAAAAGGCGGGGGCGTTTAAACACCCCGCCTTTTCAGGCGAGCTATTCGTGCTTGCAC